CTCTTGCTCCAAGCAGGCCAACTCGCGCTTGTTGTTCTTGCGCTCGAAGGCGTGCATGGTATCCAGCAGGTGCGGGTCTTTGGTGATCACGAACTCGAAGCCATCCTCGATCAGCTGGAAGAAATATGGCACAGGTGCGACCATTTCCGTATCGGCGTCCAAGTACAGCACGGCATCCCACTCAGCGGGGGACAATTCGTAGGCGCGCAGTTTGACGCGCCGGCCGCCGATGTCCGAGTCGTACTCATCGAGAAAGATGTCCTCGATGCCAAGCGGCCCGATGTCCGATTCCAGTATCGGGATGTCGGGGTGCTCTTTGCGCCAGCGTGCCGCGCTTTTCTTCCCCATGCCCGCCAGGGTGATAGGGATGTCGGGCATGTACTTCTTGATGCTTTTCAGCAAGCGCACAGCAGATTCCCTGGCCGGAGCGCCAAAGGCGACTACGAAGATCCCCCTCATTTCACCCTATCCGTCTTGCTGGAGATGTCCACTGCTTTTCGCGTCGGTTGCGCCTCGGCGGTCTTGGGTGAGACCGTCACCACCTCGCCGCCGGTCAGGCCGGCCAGGGCATTGACCGTGATTTCGTCTACATCGGCGATCTGCTCAATGTAGATCATGACGATGTCATCCCCCGGAATATCGATCACCACGCGGCGCGCATTGTCCGGCATTCCCAGCAGTTTCATCAGATCCCACCCGACCATAGGATGGCGCTTGACGATCATCCCCTTCCTCCTTCCAGCATCCCGGCCACAGCCTTGGCATTGTCCCGGCACCACGCCTCCACCGAATACGGCGCGATCACCCCCCGCAGCCGCTGGCGATCTACCGGCGCATCCGGGAACGCCGCCTGTTCCACGGCGTGTATCAGGCCCTTGAGATCCCCCTTGGGGTAGCGGTAAACTCCCGTACAATCGCTCAGTTCGTCGAGAATGCCCACATTCCGAGGGATTACCACACGAACCCCACAAGCCAAAGCCTCTAGCGGCGGCATGGGCACGCCCTCCACCCGGCTGGCCACGACCAGTACGTCCAACCCCTGATAGAACCGGGGCATCGCCGCCCAAGGGAACCGTTGCGTCGGCACCGGCCAGCCCCGCCCGCAGGCTTGCCAGCTTACCCGCCCGGCGATGGGGGCCTTGAGCAGTCCGCGCACCAGGTCCTCGCCCTTGCGGTGATTGGGATAGGTGTAGCCGCTGAATCCTACCACGGGCCGCCCGTTATTGCGCCGGGGCGCGACCGCGAACATCCTCGTGTCCAGCGGCGGCGCGCACTGCGCCGTCATGCCATGCGCGGCCAGCGCCCCGGCGTATAGTTGGCAGGTGGCGATACGCAGATTCACCTTCCCTGCCATCTCATCGAAACAGCGCGCCTTGTCCCCGCCGTCCTCCTCACGGTGGGTGAAGTAGGCCGCTACCGGCTGCTTGGGCCACGCCTTGAGTTTGCGTAGCCGGTCGCCCTCGAAGTAGGCCAGCAGGTAAATCGCGTCGGCCCCCGGAATAGGCCCCGAGCTCACGGACCAGCCCAGACCATCGCGGAGATAGCGCGCCATTCTCGGCAGGACACGATCCTGCATGATGTTCTGGCAGATGACGTGAACTCGGGTGCCCAATCGCCCCCCCCCTATCAGTTGAATTGAATGGCCCGGATCCAATCGATAGTTGCGGTCTTGACCCCCGCGGCTCCCGACAGGTACTGCACTGAGGGCGTCAACTCCTCATCATCGGGCAGGTTGGTCATCACCATGCGGGTCTGCAACACGCCATCCACGAAGGAATCGACATTCACGCCGTCGAAGAAAAACTCCAGGATATAGAAGGTATTGGCAGCCACGGTAAGCACAGCCCCGGCAGTCTCCCCGGTGTTCTTCTCCAGCACGAAGCTCATAGCCGTAGACCCATCGGCCTTGCGGAAGTAGGCCCCGTCACTCATGCCCGCCAGGAGATCCGTGTTGGTGATACAGAGACCAACCAGGATGTCGCTCTGCGTGGCTTCGCTGACTTTGACTTTGATCCCGAAATAGCACGGTTTGCCCGTAGCCAGCCGGAAGTTTTCTCCCGCCAACTGCATATTGATGCCGTCATTCTCAAGGGCATCGGTGGTGAGTAAGATTTGCCCACCGACCGCATCCACCGCCGTGATCGTGGATTCCCCGATACCCGCTTCCACCAGTGTGACGGTCCACCCAAGGGGCGCGTCGGCCCCAGCCAACTCAGCATTCACGAAATCATCGAGGAACTTGCAGACCGTCGGCCCCCAAGCGCTCACGATTCGACGAAGATGGGTATCCCAATACGCCAGGTTGCCGTTGATCCATCTCGCGTGCATCATGTCATCGCTCCTTTCAGCGGCAACTTAGTTGAATTGGATCGCCCGAACCCAGTCCACGGTGCAAGTGTGGCTGACAGCCTCGCCGGTCAGGACATGGATAGAGGGCGTGAGTTCCTCGGTGTTGGGCAGGTTGGTGATGGCCAGGCGGGTCTGTAGCGTACCGTTGACCCAGCAATCCACGTTCACACCGTCAAAGAAGAACTCCAGCGTGTACCAGGTCCCGGCAGCCATCGTCGCCAGCACCACGGCGGTGGTCTCAGCGCTGCCCTTTTCGAGCACGAAGGAAAGGGCCGCGCTGGCATCCACCTTGCGGAAGTACACGCCATCGGTCATGGCGCCCAACAGATCGGTATCGGTGATACACAATCCCACCAGCAGGTCGCTCTGCGTGGCTTCGGAAATCTTGAGTTTGATCCCGAAGTAGCAGGGCTTGGCCGCCGCCAGCAGAAAGTTCTCGCCGGTGACCTGCATGTTGATGCCGTCATTGTCGAAGGCATCGGTCGTGAGCAGGATCTGTCCGCCAACCGCATCCACTGCGGTGATGGTGGATTCGCCGCCGCCGCCCTCTACCAGGGTGACGGTCCAGCCAAGCGGAGCGTCAGCGGAAACCAGTTGGGCATTGACGAAATCGTTGAGATACTTGGTGACCGTCGGCCCCCAAGCATCGAGGATCCGGCACTGGTGCGTGTCCCAGTAAGCCAGGTTTTGGTTGATCCATCTCGCATGCAACATGTGTAATCGCTCCTTTTGAGCGCCCCGGCCTCGTGAACCGGGGCGATTACCCTAGTCTACGCCCTTGTCAGTCCACCACAGCCGTTGGCTGGCTCACCACCGGGCCAGCATTCCGATACTCCAGCACCCACAGCCCAGAGATGAAGTCCGTGGCCCCGCCACCGGCCCCGACTCGCAGGCCCACGCAATCGTAGGGAACGCCTGCCAGCAAGCCCAAGTTGCCAGGGTCGATTTGGAACACGACCATCTGTTTCTTCGCGGATGCGGTGCAGGTATAGGCAATGGCCGAGGTCTGCTTGATCAGCCGGTCGCTGGCCGCGGTGTCCATGTTGCTCCAGATCGGCACCACCTCAGTCGTCGCGGTGAGGCCGACGGGACTGGTTCCCGCGACCACCGCTGACTTCAGCGGCGTCAGCACGAAAGCGAAGCCCGTCGCGTTGGTGATCTCCAAGACCAGCCATGCCTTGTGCGCGTTCTTCAGCGAGACGAACGGCGTCGAATCCCAGCCACCGTTCAGGGTGATACATCCGCCCAGCGCATCTACCAGATGAGCGCCTTCAGGAATATTGAAGCCCATAGCATTTCTCCTTCTATGCTGGGGCGGCTCATGGTAGGGCCGCCCCCGCTACTTTCAATCCACGATCGCGCTCGGCGGCGTCGCCTGCGGGTACCGCGGCATGATAAAGTACATGCACGCGCCGATGTTGGCCGCGTTGCTGATGCCGATCACGCCCTTGATGCAATCCCCGCCGGTCAAGCCCGTGAGGGCTGCCGGGTCGATCTCGTAGACCACCATGATCTGCTTGGTGATGGTCGCCGCAGTGGTAAAAGCGACGGCATCCGTCGCCTCGCGCACCAGGGTATCGCTGACTGCGCAGTCAGCATTGACCCAGATCGGCACGAGATTGGTGATAGCCGTGTGCCCGGTGCCGGCCACAGCCGAGGCCACCTCAATGGTTGTCGGGATGGCCGTGCCGTGACCCGTGCACAGGTGGAACACTACCCAGCACTTGTGCGCGTTTTTGAGACTGATATAGTCCCCGTCCAGCGCCGCAGCGCCGCAGATCTGCGGGTAGATGCCCTGCACCAGTTTCATGTTCTGAACGAGACTCCAGGGGTAACTCATTTTACCTCCTAGGGCCTGGCTGCCAGGGCCACATAGGGGCTCTGGGTATTGGCTGTACCCTTGTACGGGGTCAGCACCGAGGTCCACATCGGCTGGCCGTCCACGCGATAGACGAAGCGGAAGACCGTCTCGTCGTAGATGAACTGCACGTGGATAGAGCTGGCCGTTTGCATCTTGTTCTTGTCGGCCAGCGCGTACTGGTTCGGATCGAACAGGATGATGTCCCCCAGAGTGCCCAGGGTAGCGCATTGCTCGATGGGGACGATCGGTCGCCCAAAGAGCGTGCCGTAGGGCTGGCCACTCAAGCCGCCGGGGGGCATGTAAACCGTAGAGCCGCCCGTACCGATGGCGATGCCCAGGG